AGTTTATTACAGGCAAAGGAAGTTTAAGTGAAGTTGGCGACGCTTTAGGAAATACTTTTGATACAGTAAGCAATAAAGTAAAAAATCTAAGTAAAGACATAAAAGAAGATGTAGAAGCAGCAGGGCAATTGTCAGATGCTATTGCAAAAGCAGATAAAATTGACAGAGATTTATTAGTTGAAAGACAAAAAGTAAATACAAGAGTTAATGAGTTAAGAACAAAAGCTTATAACACAGAAAAATTTAATGCAGAAGAAAGAATTGCATTTTTAGAAGAAGCAATTACAATTGAAGATAGAATTACTAACAAAGAAATTGAAGCAGCTAGATTAAGGTTTGAAGCTAAGAAGAAAGAAAATGATTTAACTTCATTAGTGAGAAAAGAAGATGCAGATGAACAAGCTAAGTTAGAAGCTAAATTGTTTGAGTTAGAAGCAAAAAAGGTAAACAGACAAAGAGAAGTTGCAAACCAAAGACAAATGCTTTTAAGACAAGAAAAAGCAGAAAGAGAAAAAGCAGCAGCAGATGCACTTAAAATAGAAAATGATAGGCTTCAAGCAATAGAAGATATTCAAGATGATTATGCACAAAGAGAATTAGAAAAACAAGCAGAGACAGAATTACAAAAAGTTGAATTAGAAGAAGCAAACACACTTAAAGAATTAGAAGCATTAAATGCAAGTGAAGAAGCTAAACAACAAGTCATAGAATTTTATTATTCTTTAAAAGATGATGCAAGAAAAGAAGATGCATTAAAAGCAATAGAAATCATATATAAAGACAAAGAAGAAGAAAAGAAAAAAGCAGATGATCAAAAGAAATTAGATCAAGATGTGTTTAATGCAAAATTAGATATTGCACAAGGTGGTTTAGCTTTAATTGGTGAAATTGCAGGAAAAGGTAGTAAAGTTGCAAAAGCTGCTGCAATAGCACAAGCAACTGTTGCAGGTATTCAATCCACAATAGAAACATTTAAAACAGCATCTGCAAGTCCAATAACAACTGTTTTCCCTGCATATCCATTTATTCAAGCAGGTTTAGCAGCAGGATTTGCAGCAGTAAATGTTGCTAAAATTAAATCAACACAGATGTCAGGTGGTGGTAGTTCAAGTCCAAATGTCTCAGGTGGCAGAGGTGAAACAACAACAGCACAAGCACCTGCATTTAATGTCGTTGGTGCATCATCAACAAATCAATTAGCAGAAGCAATAGGTCAGCAAGAAGCACAACCTGTAAAAGCATTTGTAGTAAGTAATGAAATAACAAACGCACAGTCTTTAGAACGTAATACAATAGAAGGTGCATCAATAGGATAAATATGAAAATAGTTGAATTAATAATAGATGAAAATGATGATCTTAATGGCGTTGAAGCTATTAGCATTGTCGAAAATCCTGCAATTGAAGAAGATTTTGTTGCTTTAAAAGCAGATGAAGTAAAATTAGCAGAAGTAAACAAAGAGAAAAAAATATTGATGGGAGCATTGTTAGTTCCTAATAAACCTATTTTTAGGAAATCAGGTGAAGAAGAATATTATATTTTCTTTAGTCGTGATACAATTCTAAAAGCAAGTCAAAAATATCTTAAAAGTGGTAATCAAAAAAATAGCACTTTAGAACATCAAATGAATATACAAGGACTGACATTAGTTGAATCTTGGATTAAAGAAGATATGGTACACGATAAGTCTGTAAAGTATGGAATGGATGTACCTATTGGCACTTGGATGGGAACAGTCAAAGTTGACAATGATGAAATTTGGAATTCTTATGTGAAAACAGGACTTGTTAAAGGGTTTAGTATCGAAGGCTATTTCGCTGATAAAGCAGAATCGCCAAAAGATAAAGGCATTAAAGATGAATTAAGTGAAGAAAGTGAAGCAGAGTTTTTATTGGAAGAAGTAAAAGCCACATTAAGAGGTGTGAAACTTGTATCTTATTCTGATTATCCTGATGCTGTAAAAAACAATGCCAAAAGAGGAATTGAATTAAATGACAAAGTAAACAACAAATGTGCAACACAAGTTGGAAAAGTTCGTGCTGCAACTCTTTCACAAGGTAAGCCTGTAACATTATCAACCATTAAAAGGATGTATTCTTATTTATCAAGAGCAGCAGAATATTATGATGAATCAGATACAAAAGCTTGTGGCACAATTTCTTATTTGTTATGGGGTGGTAAGGCAGGCCTAAGATGGTCAGGTTCTAAACTTAAAGAAATTGAGAATATGTCAGAAGTAATTAGTGATGATCTTGCTATTATAGATGATAGACTTGCTTATGCTAAAAAAGAAATGGCAGAAGAAGCTGCAAAAGATATTGGATGTGAAGGTTTACACACACACGAATTTGAAGGGCAGACTTGGTATATGCCTTGTGAAAAACACAAGCTTGATGAAGAGCAATTTAAAAAGTATAAATGTCCTAAAGGTTACAAAAAAGACTATGTAAAGCACAAGTGTGTTAAAATGGATGGTGAAGAATTTGCAGAAGTCGGACCAAGAGGTGGAATTAAAAGATCTAAAAAAGCACCAAAGTCAGACACAAAGAATCCAAACCCTAAAGGTAAAGGATCAGCAGGTGGAAGTGCAAAAGGTAAAACAGGTGCAAAGCCTACTGCAAAAGACAAAGCATCATTACAAAAGAAAGCAGATGATTTTAACAAGAGATACAAAGACAAATTAGGTTATGGTGTTACAGTAGGTCAATTGTCAAGTGTTTATCAAAGAGGTTTAGGTGCTTTTAACACTAGCAGTTCACCAAGAGTTAGTAGTGCATCTCAATGGGCATTTGCTAGAGTTAATGCTTTTTTATATTTAGTTAAAAATGGAAGACCACAAAATGCTAAGTACAAACAAGACAATGATTTGTTGCCAAGTAAACATCCAAAATCAGGCAAGAAATGAAAAAAAAACAAAGATTTATAAGAAGCAAACACGCTGTTCCAAGAGACAGCAAAAGAGCCTGTCTTTGTAGGGATGGAAGCTATTCCAAAAAGTGTTGTGGTGAAGATTATTATTCACAGGGAATAGGAAATGTTACAGGAGATGGAACATAAAATGCAAAATAAATAATACAAAACGTAATACTAATATGAAAAATCCAATTGAAATGTTAAAAGAGATCAAAAACCTATTGGGCGTAGAATTATCTGAGGAAGTAAAAGAAGATCCACAGATTGTTTTAGCACAATTAAAACTAGATAATGGGACTGTGATCGAAGCTAATGATTTTGTTGAAGGAAACGATGTGTTTATTCTTACAGAGGATGAGCGTGTTGCTTTACCTAAGGGAGAATATCAGCTCGAAGATGGTCGTACTTTAGAAATCATCGATGATGGTGTAATAAATTCTGTTGAAGTTAAAGCAGAAGAAGAGCCTGAAGAAAAGGAAGATGAAGAAAAAGAAATGAAAGAGCAGGAGTTTGTCAGTAAAGATGAATTTGATGCCTTGAAAGAAATGGTTATGTCTATGAAAGAAAAGATGGGTGCTTATGATGATAAGAAAAAGATGGATGAAGAAGCAGAGTTAAAAGAAGAATTATCAAAACCTGCTGCGGATCCAATCAAGCATAGCCCTGAAGCACCACAAAAAAAGAAAGTTTTGTATTCACAAAATAGAGGTGCAACAACTTTAGATGTAGTAATGAATAAAATATATAATAAACAATAAAAAAAAATGGGAACAACAATAACTTTTAGTGATGATGTTTTACGCCAAGTTGATGATCAACAAGCGATAACAATTGGTGAAACATATACTATGGCAGATAGTGGAAAAACTATTCTAGTTAGTGGAACAGGTGGAACAGTAACTCTACCTGCACCAACAGCAGGATTCAAAATAAAATTTGTTACATCAGGTGGCTTAACAAGTGCAAACACAGTAATTGCAGGTGGTACTGCTGATGTTATGGAAGGAAGTATTATCGTAGCAGGTGCAGTAGTTGATGTAGATGCAGCAGATAATTTAAACTTTGTACATACTGCTGACAACGTAGGGGATTTTGTAGAAATCACAAGTGATGGAACAAGCTACTTTGTTTTTGGTAATGCTTTAGAAAGTGGTGGTATAACAGCAACAGGTTAATAAATTTTAAATAATATAAAAATGGCAAATAGAAAAGTTGATTTATCAACAACAACAAGTATAACAACCACGTATGCAGGCGAATTTGCAGGAGAATATATCTCTGCAGCATTGCTTAGTGGGAACACACTTAATTCAGGTGGAATAACAATTAAACCAAATATTAAGTATAAAGAAGTAATTAAGAAAATTGCAACAGATGGTCTTGTAAAAGATGCAACGTGTGATTTTGATCCAACTTCAACTGTAACATTAACTGAGCGTATAATTCAACCAACTGAATTACAAGTCAATTTACAATTATGTAAAAAAGACTTTCATAATGATTGGATGGCGCAAGATATGGGCTTTAGTGCTTTTGATCAATTAGCACCAAGCTTTGCAGATTTCTTAATTTCTCACGTAGCTGCTAAAGTTGCACAAAAAACTGAACAAACAATTTGGTCAGGTGCAGCGGCAAATGCAGGAGAGTTCGGAGGTTTTGATGAATTGCTATTAGCAGATGGAACAGTAAATGATGTTGCTTCTACAACTGTAACTTCATCGAATGTAATCGCACAGCTTGGAGCAATAGTCGATGCAATTCCTAGTGCATTGTACACAAGTGAGGATATGACACTTTACGTTTCTCAAAACATAGCAAGAGCGTACGTTAGAGCGTTAGGTGGATTTGCTTCACAAATTGGTGCAGCAGGTACAGATACTAAAGGTACACAATGGTACAATGGTGGTGCATTAAGCTTTGATGGTATTAACATCTTTGTCGCTAATGGATTAGCAGATAACCACGCTGTTGCAGCAGAAAAATCAAATCTATATTTCGGTACAGGTCTCCTAAATGATTCTAACGAAGTTAAGGTAATTGATATGGCTGACATCGATGGATCTCAGAATGTAAGGGTGATTGTAAGATATACAGCAGCGGTGCAATATGGCATCGGTAGCGATATTGTTTTATATTCATAATAATTAACCAAAAATAGGGTGGGTGAGCATAAGAGCCTACCTGCCCTTTTTTTATAAAAACAATAACTATGGCTTGCGATTTAACGTTGGGGAGAAAAGAACCGTGTAAAGACGTTGTTGGCGGAATAAAGGCAGTTTACTTTACCGACTTCGGAGATATGGGTACTTTATCACTTTCAAATGATAATTTAGTGGATGCAACAGGTACTTTTACAGCATTTAAATATGAATTAAAAGGAAATAGCAGTTTAGAAACAACTGTAAATGCATCAAGAGAGAATGGTACAGTTTTTTATGAGCAAACATTAAATTTAACTCTTAAAAAATTAACCAAAGAAGATAACTCAGAATTAAAGCTGTTGGCTTACGGAAGACCACACGTTGCGGTTGAAACGTATAATGGCAACTTTTGGTTCTGTGGCAGAGAGAATGGAATGGATGTTTCAGCAGGAACGATAGTTACCGGAGCAGCAATGGGCGA